AACGGGAACACCTCGCAGAGAATTTCTGCATACAAGCGATGCCGCTGACGGTATTGTGACTGCATCTGAAAAGCTTAATGATGCTGTAGTTAATATCGGCAGTGGTGGAGATTTGTCGATAGCAGAATTAGTTTCACTTGTGGCTGAGGTAGTTGGCTGGGATGGAATATTGAAATTTGATTCATCAAAGCCTGACGGCACACCAAAGAAGCTACTAGATATAAGCAAGTTAAAATCTGTAGGCTGGTCTCCTAAGATCGATCTACGCCATGGTATTGAAATGTTAGCGAAGGAATATGTGGATGCAACTTTTAAAACCCAATGACCCTCTGCTTAGGCAGAAAAGCGAGGAGTTTGACTTCTCGTCTCCTCAGATGGATCCGAAGCAGCTACACGAGATGCTCCGTGATAGAATGTGCGAGCTAAAGACGTTAGGTCTTTCCGCTCCACAGATCGGTATTATGCTTCGCGTGTTCGTCTTTGGAAACCCTGATGATCCGAATAGCATCATGTCGGTATTCAATCCACGCATCGTCAATTACGGGTCTGAGCTGGATGTATATGAGGAACAGTGTTCGACCTTTCCTGGTTTATTCTTAAAGGTCAAGAGGCCGACGACGATCAGGATGCGATATTCCAATCTAGAAGGTGACGTAGAGACTCATAATTTTCAAGGGGTCACTGCGCGGGTCGCATTACATGAGGTGGACCATCTAGACGGGGTGCTATTCACAGACCGTGCCAATAGGTACCATCTTGATCAGGCCAAACGTAGGAAGCTAAAGCTTGATAGGATGAGGAAGGCAAATGATAGACAAGCTGCTCTGTGATGAGCTTTCCAGGACCACTTCTGATACTGAGTGCGCTATTCTCCTCTCTGGTGGGGTGGATAGTCTCTCGGTGGCTTTCGCGGCGCAAAGGCTAGGTAAGAAGCTCCATGCTTATACATTTCGATTAACTGGACAGACCAGTTATGATTCTGACAAGGCCATCGAAGTTTGTGATATCATGGACTGGAATTGTCATGTCATAGAGATACCTGTTGGTAGATTGGAAGAAGATTTCAAGTACCTAGCTAACACGATCAAATGTGTCAAGAAGACCCACTTTGAATGTTGTTTTCCTTTTATCCACGTGTACCCTTACATAAAACAGCGTGAGGTTTTAAGCGGCTGGGCCGCAGACGGTTACTACGGAATCAGTAAGAAGGCTGTGCTACATTATTCGCAGACTAAAGAAAAGCTTGACGAGTTTCGCGACCAGTATTTCTCAGACGGTGCGAGGGCTGGGTATAACTGGCATAAGCGAGTGGCAGATATTCATGACAAGAAGTTTGTGACCCCATATCTGTGCCAAGAGGTCAAGGATTTCTTCTATTCGATGGATTGGGATCAGCTAAACAAGCCGTATCAGAAGCACCATGTGGTGGAAGCTTTCCGTAAAGAGTTTGATGCCATTGGTAGGTTCAAGAAGCATATCAATTTGCAGCTAGGCGGTAATATCGACGTCCTATTCGAAACTCTACTATATAATAGCAGGATCAACTTCAAAGGCCGCAGTAGAGTCATGGATATGTGTAGAGATTGGGCTGAGTTACAGAATACTGGACCTAGCTTAGACCAATTTCTAACTTAGCCATTGACATCTAGCTCAAAATGGAGTAATATGTCTGTCATGACCAAGTATCAGCCATATACAGTTCAAGATGTCAAAGATAGCTCCGCCCGCGAGCTGTTCACCGTAGTCAGCACCTTCGCTGGTGGAGGTGGGTCATCGACAGGTTACCGCCTTGCAGGCGGTAAGGTATTAGCCATAAACGAATTTGTCGAAGAGGCCATCAAGACCTATTCGACAAACTTTCCTGATACTAAGATCGTACCAGGTGATATCAAAACCTTAACTGGTAATGATTTACTTAAAGGTGCTGGATTACAACCAGGTGAACTTGACATTCTAGACGGATCTCCTCCTTGCTCTGCTTTCTCGGTCGCAGGCAAGCGCGAGAAGGGCTGGAATAAAGAGAAGTCATATAGCGATGGTATGAAGGTCGAGAATATTGAGGATCTATTCCTCGAGTTCATCCGCATCGCAGAGGAGATCCAGCCTAAGGTCATCGTGGCTGAGAATGTAAAAGGCATCACTATGGGTGAGGCCACGAAAAAGCTGAATGAGTTCATCAATGCATTCAGCAACATCAAGCCTGGATACCATGTAACGTATGAGGTCATGAGCGCCGCAAACTACGGCACACCTCAGGGGCGTGAGCGTACATTCTTTGTCTGTATTCGCCATGACGTGGCAGACAAGGTTGGTATTCACATGTTCAATGCTAACCAGACTGTATTTCCGAACCCTATCACACCTAATCATATTTCAATCAGCGAAGCTTTCGATGGTCTGGTTAATGACCCAGAAGAAGAAAAGATGCTTGAGGATTATGTGCAAAACTGTTGGCAGAAGAAGTGGGTTGAGATGCTACCTTTCAACCCATCTAAGCATACAAAGCCATCGATGCCTGAGTTCCGTGATGTGAATCCTAAAGCATCTTTGTTCAATATGATTCGACCTGCTCCGCATCTGCCTAGCCCGACCGTGACACAAGCTGGTCAGAAGCGCGGGGTATCTGGTGTGCTTCACTATGCTAAACATCGTAAATTAACTGTTATGGAACTGAAGCGAGTAATGGGTTTGCCTGATGACTACCAGCTTACCGGTTCATTCGATCAGCAGGCAGAGCGCATCGGTCGCATGGTCGCACCGAAGATGATGGCCGCGCTCGCAAGCAACATCTATGAGAACGTGTTGAAGCCATACAAGTCATGATATCTGATTACCAACCCTATTTCATGAAAGATGTGCGCGAGTCATCCGCGCGTGAGAGGTTCAAGGTCATCTCGACCTTCGCTGGTGGGGGTGGCTCATCCTTAGGCTATCGTCTAGCAGGTGGAAAGGTGCTATGCGTAAATGAGTTCGTCGAAGAAGCGATAAAGACGTATACACATAACTTTCCAGATACCAAGGTAATACCTGGGGACATCAAGGGCTTATCAGGCAAGGACTTGATGGATGCTGTGAGTATTAAGAAAGGTGAGCTAGACTTATTGGATGGGTCGCCCCCTTGTTCTGCTTTCTCCACTGCAGGCAAGAGACACAAGAATTGGAATAAGACAAAGCTATACAGCGATGGTAAGAAAGTCGAGAACATCGAAGATCTGTTTCTTGAATATGTTCGAATAGCGACTGATATTCAACCTAAGGTTATTATCGCAGAGAACGTGCGTGGCTTGACTATCGGTAAAGCTGCGGCCAAGCTAAACGAGTTTATCACAGCTTTTGAGACCATCCCACCTGGTTACCTAGTGACATATGAAGTGCTACATGCTTGCGACTTCGGTGTACCGCAAGAACGACCTCGCACGTTTTTTGTCTGCGTCAGACAAGATGTCGCAGATAAGATCGGTCTCCACATGTTCAATATGAATACCGAGGTGATACCTAATCCGACATCAAAGCACATATCAATGGGCCACGCATTAGCTGACGTAGCCCTTGACATGGATGAGATACAGATGCTAAAAGACTATGTCCAAAACAATTCTGAGAACCAGAGGTATTGGCTTTCTGTCTTACCTAAGAACCAGATGAAGAGGTTGAACCCATGCTCACCGGAGATTCCGAAGGAGCTAAACCCGAACGAGAATTACTTCACTTTGATTCGGACGTGTGCAAACTTGCCAAGTCCTACCCTGACTGCGAATGGATCCAAACGTTCAGGCGCAGGTCTGTTCCACTGGAACGAGGATCGCAAGTTCACGATACGAGAACTGATGAGACTGCAGGGCCTGCCGGAGGACTACGAGCTGACGGGAACCTTCGACCAGAAGGCGGAACGAATCGGTCGGATGGTAGCACCGAAGGTCATGGCTGAGATTGCAAATCGAGTATATGATAGAGTTTTGAAACCATATAAAGAGGCTACACAATGACAAAGTTTACATTTGCGACCCGTGATGAGGGTTTCGATAATCATATCAATGCATCTATTCGACACTATGGTGATTTGTGGAATGATGTGCTTTCGATGTCACAGTATTTTGTCGAAGATTATACGACAGTCGTTGATATCGGTTGCTCGACTGGCAAGCTACTTAAAGCTATGATTGCACAGAATACATTTGCTCCATATGCATCTTATGTTGGTGTTGAGGTTGAACCTGATTTCTATCCTGGATTTGATGAAGATATGGGTCAATATTTAAATCTTCATTATGAGAGAAGTGATATCAGGCCATTCAAATTTAAAAACTGTTCGCTTGTTACGTCCATCTTCACTTTGCAATTTATGCCACAACGTGATCGTCAAGATGTAATTAATTCCATCTATGACGGCCTCCATAGAGGTGGGGCATTTATTTTTGCAGAAAAAACTGTGGCTAAGTCGCCGCGGATTCATGAGATTCGTACCTTTACATATTATGATTTCAAACGCAAATCCTTCACTACAGACGATATTATGGATAAAGAGCGTACACTACGTCATATGATGAAGCCAAATACACGAGAAGAATTGATATCCATGTGCAACCGCGCTGGCTTTGATCAAATCGATTCATTCTGGCAA